CACGCTGAACACATCAACCGAATGCTCTTGCAGGATGTCACCACCACCGCAGGCAACGACTTTGAATCGCTTGACCGAATCACCTCTGACCCTGCCGTGATGACCACCACCCAAGCAGGTGTTGACGCTTTGACCGACCACGACATGTATTCAATCACTCGCGACGGAAGCGCCGCTTTCCACAGCGCAGAAGTTGATGTTGGAGGCGACGCTTCAACCGCCGCGACCAACCGCAACCTTTCGTAGAACAACCTTGACGGTCTGTTCCAACAACTTTGGACCCGTGGTGGTAACCCGAAGGTCATCCTTACGGGCTACGACACCTTGATGCGCGTTCAGCAACTCTTGCAGTCGCAACAGCGCTTCATGGACTCCAAGCGTGTGACGCCTACCTACCACGGTGTGAAGGGTGTCCCTGGCCTTGAGGCTGGTTTCATCGTCGCGACCTACAACGGCGTGCCTCTCATCCCAACGAAGGACATGCCTGCCGATGGTGCAGGAACGCTTTCGCGTCTGTATTACCTTGACACCGATTACATGTGGTTCCAAACCGCTATCCCCACTCAATACTTTGAGAGCGGGATTGAAACGGGCGACCCATTCGCAATCAACCGTCTCGGTCAAGAAGGGCTTTACCGAACGATGGGCGAAATGTGGTGTTCCTTCTTCGGTGCAAGCGGTTCTATTCGCGACCTGCAATGAGGTGTTCTTCTTGCCTACGATTACCTACAAAGGACGACTGCGCACAGGCGCAAACATGGGTCGTCTTGGTTGGTGGACTTGGGGCGAGGCACGCGAAGTAACCGAAGAGTGGCTTGAGGCGAACGCCTCAATGCTTCTTGGAGGTAAAGACTTCGTGATTGAGGGCTACACTTTGAGCGCTCCCGCTCTCAGCGGGACGCCCGACAACGGCTGGACGAAAGGGGACATTATGGGCTGGCTTGATGAGAACGGTGTTTCTTATCGCGCAACCAGCACCAAGAAAACCCTGCTCGCGAAAGTCGCTGAAACCCTCGCGCCTGCCGAAGAGTCTATGAACGAGGCAGAAGAAGCAATGACAACGGAGAGTGATGAATGATGGCATTTAGTTCAACGATTGATACGCGAGCGCACAGCATCGGAGACTTGGTTCTTTTGAGCGGAACCTTCAACGCTGACAGCGTGACCACGGGCGCAATTGACCTGTCCTCCCACCTTAGCAACATCTTGAGTGCGTCGGTCAACGGCGACACGCTTGGTGATGTGACGGGCGGCGGCGTTGATGGCGCGCTTGGTTTGATTACCGCGGCAACGACCTTGACGATTGACTGCGTAAGCGGCAACACGGGCAAGTGGACTGTTATCGGACGACGCTGAGGTGAACCCTCATGGGTGTCGTTGTGCATGAGTTCACGCCCGAACAGGCGTGCGAGACGGACAACACCGTGACAGGTGCAATCGCGAAGGTTCTCAATGACATGGCTCCTGCGCCCATTGCAGTCACCGCCTATGCTTGTCAAGGAAACATCTATGTCATCGCCGTCACTCCATGAGGTTGACGGTGGTGTGTGATGGACCTTAACGAACTCAAGCGACTTGAGAAGCAAGGTTGGCGTAAAGCCGAGGAATCGGCTGTCAAAAGCGACGAGCGCGACAGGCTCAAAGGTGTGACCAAGCGTCAAAACATGAAGACGCGCAACATCCGCGACATTGTGAACATCGGTGCAGGGACGCGCTGTCGCTTCTGCGGCATGCTCCACTTTTGTTTCCTTGAGCGGTGCGGTGCGTGTAAGAAGCCGATGCACTACAACCTCGGTAAGACTGAGGAGGTGATTTGATGAATCCAATGAAGTTCTCTTGGAGGCTGTTGAAAAATACCGCCGCGGGTGAGGAACCTCCCGCATGGCATGAGAACACTCCGCCACTTCCTTTGGATACAAAGGAAATTGTATCCGCACCGAGGCAGTCGCGATTGGAGTTTGACCCTAACAACAGGGAAAAAACGACTCCGCAACTATGGGAATCGTGGATAGCGAAACGCCCCGACGATATATCACAATGGAGTGCTAATGATTTAGACATTGCTCAAAGTTTCACACCGAGTGCGGAATGGCATCAACGGTTATCCGATGAACGAGCGAGGCGAGGGGTGAACATCATCCCTCGTAGGAATATGATTGATGTAGGTCGCAACGATGAAGAGAATCCTATGCCGCACAATAGAACAGAAGGTGATTGGATAGATTCGGTGGATGGAGATTTCAATCAAAACATTCGCGTTTTTCAACAAAAAAACGCTGGCGAAGCGATGAACATGGCTTGGCGTTTGCTCAAGGAGGATAACTGATGCCCACGGTGTTTCAAACAGGTGAGCGCGAAGGGCGACCACTCTTCCCCGACCGTCTGTATTACACCACCGCGCAGAAAGTTGCCGACATTCTTCAAATCCCTTACCCCGACCCTGTTTACTTGAGCGCGAACGACGGCTCCACTTATGTTGACATTACTCCCGCAGACTACCGATTGGTTGGTTTTGAAGTAGGTGATAAAATTGAGATTACCAGCGATGCCGAAATGGGTGAAGAGCGAACTATTACAAGCATTACTCGCGCTTCCAGCAATGTTCGTCTTTCGTTTGCTGATGCTTTGACAGGCACTTACGAAACGAGCGCGAACGCACAAGTCCAAAGCCTCCAATCGTTCACTAACGGGAAGAGGAAGGGGGTCACGAAGGCCCAAGTTGAAACACTTATCCTCCGCACCCAAGACAAAATTGACAACCTCACGAACAACTCGTGGCGTCCCATGTTGCAGACGGCTGAATACCTCAACTTTGACACCTACAAGCCCTATCGTCGGCGATACTACACGGACTATGTAGGTTCTGTTCCCTTGATGTTCCGTAACGCGCAACAGATTCTTCGTCTTGAGATTTGGCAAGGAAACAACTACCGTGAAATCGCGGCGGCTGAAATCCGACTCAAAATTGACGACTTCACGAAAATCACCGCTGATACCGATAAGGTCTTCCTATGCCCTGGCGGGGGCGGTGTCGCGACGCTAACGGCTGGTGAGGGAACATCCAAGTTCCGCGCGCAATTTGATAATGTCAGCACAGCGCAACAACTCGCTGACCTCATCAACAAGGATGCGCGCAAAGGCAAAGCCGCTATGCCATTCAGCCCTTCGTTCGTTTACGAGGACGCGACTGAGGCTGACGGCACAATCGCGGCCAATGTGCATCACGAGTTCATGGCATCAGCGAACGCCGACTACGGTGGTGGTCAACTCAAAATCACCTCCATGCGTCGTGGCGACGCTGGTGAGAATGCAACCTATGCTTGCACTTCGGATGGTATCACCTTCACGGGCGCTACGGATTTGGAAGCCACGGTATCCTCGGCTACTGCTGACACCATCACGCTCACGGATGCATCCACTCTCGTTCCTTACGGCATCATCGCGATTGGTAGTGCCTACGGCTACTACACGAGCAAGAGCGGCAATGTCCTCAGCGGCGTCACGGACTTGGTGGGTGACATTAGCGCGGCGGCAGTCAATGGCGCTATTCTCAAACAAAAGGTGTTCAAAATTGACTATGTAGGCACTTCAACAGGAGACGAGGCTCGTCTTCGCGATTGGTGGGCTGACTACGAGTTGGGTGTCATTTACTTCAACAACTCGTATCCTTACTTCTCATGGAATGCTGTCAAGGTGTCCTATGTTTACGGTGAGCGGTATGTTGAGAAAGCCATTGAGGATGTTTGCACCAAGTTGGTCGCGATGGATTTGATTCTGTCCGACGACCGTAGCGTGCTGTTGCCCGAAGGAACACAGAATGTGGACTTGGGTAGCAAATACCAATTGTTCAAGGCGCAGGTTGCGGAGACGCTACCGCGCTACACAGAAGTGATGACGGTGTTGTGATGAAAGAAGCCATCAAGAAGGAACTCACGAAAGCGCTGGCTGATGCGGTAGCACAGGCACGCGAGATGAGCATCTTCACCGATGATGGACGCATCTTCCTTGACGCGACTGCTATGCTTTACGGCGCGGCAGTCAATGGCAAAGGGCAAATCGTCAAAGAGGATGGCGAGGTCATGAGCGAAGACGACCCCGACTATCAAGCCATCATCAGCAAGGCAAAAAAGCAAGCAAGCGCTCAATCGCGCATTGGAGGGTGGCTCAATGGCGCTTGAATCAATTGAACTGATGAAAGACATTCTCACCACAGGGTGGAATCGCGGCAACACGAATCAGCGCACACCTATCATTGAGGACATTACCACCGTTGAGGCTGGTCGCGGCAAGCGCGTTGACCTCACCAACAAAGACGCGATTTTTCTTTACGAAACGATGCATGCGGAGGAACAACCCGAAGTGTTCTATGATTTCGTTCACACGCGAATCAATGTCACCGTGGACGCGCGCACCATGAACGGGCGAAAGCACCTCATGAAAATGGAGGATGAGGTTCGGCGCATTGTCCACAGCAAACGAAAAGGCGACGGCGCGAACTTTGACCGATTACTTTACAAACTGCGAACTGACCTTTCGGACCGAACGAAGAGGCTACATCGCATGACCTTTCAAGTTGAAATCGTTATATTCTCGGAACTCATCGCGTAAGACAGGGCGGGGCGAAAAGCATGGCATCAACAGTTTACAAAGGCGACTTATCCGAAGTCACATTCGGCAAAGAAAGTGGCCTTGTTCTTGCACAAGGTGGGTTTGGCGGAACGGGGCTTGTCTTCACAACGGGCAACGCAAGCAACCGCAATGTGCTTACTTTCAGCGGCGCTGACGAAGGTTTCTTTGACGCCTCGTCCAATCTGCTGTATCCTGTCGGTATGCTTGTCGGCTCCGAACTTCGCATTATTGGTGGCGGCGCATTCAGCGCCGATGATTTCGCAACTACGGGCAACGCTTACACCATCGTCGCGAATGAAGGAACGACTATTACACTTGACCGAGATTTGCAGACTGCCGCTTCAACGGCTTCAACTTCGGGCGACGAACTCGTCATCAGCACGATTGCTACGCCAACCATTGACGCAGGCATGACCTACAACGCTCAAGCCGATTCATCCGACGAGTCTGTCCTTACCGACCAATTCGTTGGACTCGCCGCCACCGTAGCGCTCCCCGAAACCAAAGTGGAGATTCGCAGGTCGCACATCGTCGGCATCGGTCGCGATGTGGTCATCCAAGAACCTCAGCGATTTGAGAACACGGGCGGCTCAATGGAGATGATGTTTAACAGCGCGCGCTGGCTTTACTATTCCCTCGGTCGCGAAGTTGTTGACGAGCCTGCTCAAAGCAAAGCAACGCTCATTGCTACGGTTGATGGAACCAACAACTTTGGCAACATTTCAGCAGGCGACACCTACTTCAAGTATGAAGGAACTTTGAGCGCCACCCCTGCCGTTGGGGACTACATTCTCGTCATTGATGGCACAGCCACCAACTTCCCTTCCGACCTTGTTGAACCAGCAAGCAGTTCAAAATGGGGCGCAGACGGCACAGGGACAGACATGCAAAACACCGAACGCAATGAGATGCGTCAAGTTCTCTATGTGGATACGGCGACTCAGCGAATCCATGTGGATGAGCCGTTCTATTTCACCCACACGGGAGGCAACGGTGGATACGAGGTGAAATCCTATGCGTATTTGGATAACGGTGCGAGTAGCGGCTCTCCGAACTTTGATACCGCAGTCGCTACCTATGGCAACATCACCAACCGTGTGTCGCGCCTTCTCTTTTCGGGACCAACCCTGCCGACCTTCGCACTTGAGTCCAGCATCCGAACTCGTGACGCGGGGTCTTACAACGCGAACACTCTTGACGATACTAACGAAGGTGCGCCAGGGAGCGCGAGCGACAGTAAGCAATTGACGCGCGTTTGGAAGGGTTGCAAAGTCAAGGACTTCTCGCTCGCGGCTGATGCTGATGCTGAGGTGAAACTGACCGTGAACTTTGACGCGCTTTACTGCTACACCGACACGGGTCGTCTTGAAAACAGTAACAAAGGTGACCGCTACACCGCGCACCGTATGTTTGAAAACATTGCTAACGGTCCTCTTGAGCGAAAGAAGGCTGGTATTGCTCCAAACACGGAGAAGCCTTTCTTCTTTTACAACGGACAAATCAGTTCATTCGGAACCAATATCGCGCAAGTCACGAACTTCGCGCTTGAAGGCAACAACAACACCGAAGCCATTTACACCATCCGCGGCAACAGTCAAGCGGAGGATGTAAACAGCGCTGGTGATTCGCTTGAGCAAATCCCATTCGGTGGTTCGCGCAACGCGAACCTTATGATTGAGAAGAAAATGGAATACAGCCTCAGCATGACGGTCATTGCGAGCGACCCTCTCTTTTGGCATGAGTTCCGCTCCAACCGTAGCCACTCCTTCA